GGTTCAGAATTCTGGATGATTTCAGGATCTCCGGCAAAATTAATGTAAGAAGGTTCTGCCCAAGTAGCACAAGTCTGTTGGTGGATCTCGGTTGCCCCAATGGCCGGGAAGCGAACGCTGCACATTAACCAAATACAACCATGTTCGGGAATAAATCGACGAGGAATAGAAATCTCACCGATACCTGCAGCACGACCAGTATAAGAACCGACAGAAAGAGTATCACTTGACTCTACGTCCCAAGCACTAAGATATTGAGTTGAACGCATAAGTAAATCAGGGCGTTGATCTGCGTCAATATTAGCAGAACCGCCCCAGGTATTTTCTAGAAGGTCATTATAAAGAATAGAAAACCAATCACGATCTAATTCAGTTTTTAAACGAGACTGTTGGAGGGCAAAATCAGGTAGGTCAACAACAGAACCAGAAACAGTATAGTCACGATCAGCAGAAGCGATATTGTCAGGGACACCAGTAGACCAAATAGTTTTAGGATGGCAAATTGCCATACCGAAATACCGTTCGTAAGCAACAGCGGAAGCAGAAAGATAATTATCCGAGACGTCAGCCGTATGCGGATGCTTGAAATAACGGTTCCAAATACGAGCATAACCGGCCAATAGCCAAGTAGGAACAGTTTCACTGCCGCCTATACGTCGACCAACACAACCGATACCAACACCTGCACCAGTAGAAAGAGTGCCTAAAGTAGTTGCTTCATCATATCCGGCTTTTAACCATGTAGCCCAATCAGCATAGATATGACGATGAGGAACCCAAAAAGCGTACATATCAATAATAGCATCTTGGGAAAGAGAACGAACCATCGGGGAAAGTTTGAACTGCATGCGCGCCGTAATATCGAAAGAATCACCGGGAAGTGTCGGGATAATACCAATCGTTTGTAAGCCACCAATATTTCCACAGATGTGAGAATGGAAATTAAGATCATATGGCCAACGCTGGACTTCATTAGAGGGGACTGATTCATTAGTTGATAACATTATTAACCGCCTTTGGTTGACGACTGCAACCGAAATGCAAACCGTCAGGATTTACTTGAATGTTTGAATCCGGTAAATCAACAAAGCCAGTTTGGAGGCCATTTGATAAACCAGATATGATCGGGGCAACAGAAGGAAAGACAAAAGAAAGAGTAAGGGCAGCGATACCTATAATACCAGCAATTTGATTACGCGATAGAGAGATTTTCATCGTTACACTCGCATGAATTTAAATGATTAAGAAAATCTTTATCAGTGCCTTTGAAAAAACCACCATGATAACCACACCACCTTGAAAGAATAGGTTTCTTAAAATTTTTAAGCACGATAACCACCTACAAAGTAAATTTTTGTTCCTCGACGAGATTTTTTCATAAAATTACCTCATTATTAAAAATCATTTCAGCAAAAAGTTGATCAAGAATTTCTTGCCCATGAATTATAATATCATCATAAGAAAAATCCAATGTATGAAGATAAAGTATTTGATAAAATTCCATTAAACCACCTCATCAGCAATAACTTTACCAATCGAAAGACTAGTTTTCAGTTCAAATTGAGCGCGTGCCTGATTAGCAGCAGAATCACCATACAACTGTACAACAAGAGAGAACAACTGTTCAGCAGAACAATTTTCATAGTTACCAATATTTTGACGACCAAGATCCGCAGCAGAAGGAGTCCTTTCCATTATGCGACAGATAGACTGGGCGTTAATAGGATTAACCCACATGGCGATACCGGCAGCAACATATTCAACGGGAAGAGTAAAACGAGGACAGCCGATAGTATCACAGGAAAGATTCAAGAGAGCATTAAGAACGGTGTGCATACGGTTACGATCTGAGGCTAGCCAAGGACTTGTACCAGTTAGGGCATCAAAATCAGATTGAGATACACCGACCATACCTAAATGCCCTTGACGACCCTGGTTAGATAACAACGACATCGCAGATTTAGCAACTTGATAATTAATTGTCATATTATTTTCCCTTCACTTGTTGTTCGATAATCTTAATACGAGCGTCTAAATCATCCAATTTAATTTTGATTAAATCATTAGCTTTATAATACTCAGCATTTGTCATTAAATCAAAAATTATTTCAACTAATTTATATATATCAACAATCATAGACATACCGAACAGTCTTAATAAAGTTGCGAGTATCTTTGATTAATTTTTTTATTTCGGGTGAAACATGAGAGAGACGCACACCCTCGGAAAGACACATCCCTAAAGAGTGCCAACGAATACGCAGATCATTTAACTTAATTTTATGCTTATTAACCATAATATCGTTCTCCACAATAACCGCCAGATCCTTCAGGCGGATTTATAAAAGGATTGACTCCGAATAATTCGACAGAAATATTATTTAATTTGCATTGAAGATCAAAAACGTCCGTATTGCTCAAAATCCTTGTCTCTATATTGCCACATTTCTCCAGGTTGGATACGAGGATCATCTTTTCGGAATTTCCGAAAGTGCTTAAGATATTTTCCCTTGGTTCTAAGTTTGACAGAACCTGCATCGAGCGGATAGTACTCATCATCGAGGATTTCCGGTTCAACCACCTGCGGAACACCAGACGCCGGAACATTGTTGTTGGGATCCGTTGGTTTAACAAGCTGAGTTCCGGGGGATTGATTATTGCCTTGTAGATTTGAGGACGAGTCATTTGATTGACCAGCATTTGAAGCGGGATTAAGCCCAGACTTCGAGACATTTTCGTTCGCCATTTTATAACACCTTTCCGCAGAGCATCCTCTGCATAAGATTTGTTAATATACTTACAGACATAATTTGCCACACGTAACGGAGATCCAAGAGGGACTTTAACAAACTTACCAGTTTTTTCATTCTTAGGAGAAGGCCAACGCCATTTTAAAAGGCTAAAAGCATCAGATTCTGAATAACGCATAGGGATCCATGTTGAAATACGACCATGAGGCCAAAAGGCACGCATACCGTCAATATTAAGACGATAAGGAATAGTAAGACCAAAATTGGGATCCGAACAGCCATCGGGTAATTGTTTCATCATGTGTATGCAATGGTAATGAGGACGACCACGTTTAGAACCTAATTCAACGACAGCAAAGTACCTATGAAATTCTTCACCGCGTTGTCGAGCAAGTAAAGCGTTTTTCCAAGAGCCATGGCAACGAATACCAACCGCACGATCTACAGAGCGAATGTAGTCCGTCCAGGCAGTAGAATTCTCAGAGAAAACATATCCGATAGAATCATCATCAGCGGTCAAAGAAGCAAAGACCATAAACCAACCATCATGGGCAGCGGCAGCAATGGCATAACGAAGCCGCTTTTTGAGGACAGATCGTCGTTGAGCAAGGCACTCATCCCGTAGCTTCTTTTTGAAGGCATTATAGTATTTAAGATTAGAATCAGCAGAATCGAACATTTCTTGATATTTCTTTACATTTTTATTACTTTTTTTTGCAAAGTTAAGCATACGCTTACAATCATCATAATTATATTCAATTTTAGAACGTCTTTTTAAAACACGCCCAAACAAACCTTTGATATGTTCATCGTTTGAAGTCGGGAATTGATTAAAAATCTTAAAAGCGACATCATAACAGCCGTTGCAAATAAAGTTAGATGTATCTAGTAGATAAAGAGCATAAGAAAGTTGTTTAGAATGGTTATGATAACCAAAATCATCGGAAAGAGTTATACGGTCATAATGGTATTTAAGAGCACGGATCCGGGATTTAATACGGTTTGCAAGAGCTAATTGCTTGTTTTGATAGGTTAAAGACTTAGGGAAAGGACTTTCGACAGCTTGAGCAAGACGAGGAGTTAAAAAACGTGGTTTAGCCGTAGTGGTTGTCATAAGAAGTATTTAGCGAATGGGTTTAAATTTAAAACGGTTTGGTAATTTTTTTCCGTTATCATCGAATTTAGGTGTCGAAAAATCGAAGGCTTTTTTTAGATTACGAAAAATATGAGGTGCTTGTTTTTTAGCTTCATCAAGATTAAAAAGGGTATTAATAGGAGTAGCGACACCATATTGTTTGGATTTAGTTTCAGCTTCATTTTTAGCAATCTCAGAGGGTAGACGTTTTTCAGATTGAGAAACAGGAGTTTCATAAGGAGTTTGACGAAAACCATCATAAGCATTAAGAACCTGTTTAATCCCATCAATACCATATCCGGCAGCAGTAGAGATAAGATGAGTCCTGTTTTGACGATCGGCAATCATAGCCTGAGTAGTTAATGCGCGAGACTGCATTTTATTTTCCTGACGCATTTTCATTTTTTCAGTATTGACAGCGGAAGTGGAAGAAGGAGCACCTGCGCCACCTGCGCCAAGTCTATCCCAAACAGTTGTACCAGGATATGCAGCGTTCATGTAATCCATAGCTTGCTGACCTTGTTCAGAAGCAGAGAGGGCGGAAGGTATGCCAGTAATCTTATCAGAGAGCTTACCACCTAAAGCACCACCTACAGCGGAACCGACACCAGAAGCAACAGAGTTTCCAAAGTTAGAAATGATATTGGAATCTTGTGTCTTTTTTTTAGCAAAAGCAGATACTGCAGCAATCGCTGCAGGAATAAACCAACCACCATTATTAAAAGGGAAATTCATATTAAACCCCTGAAGGAGTATTAATAGGAACAGCGTAATTCATAGAACGAATAGAAAGAGAACAAGCAAATTGGAATAAAACAACATTTGCTGCATTTGGATTAATAAATTGAACATAAAAACAAAGAGGATTATCGGAAGTAGTAGTTTTCTTGTCAATAAGGATATACTGATTGACGGAAACAAAATTGGGCAAATAAGTAGTACCAGATAAACCGTTTTGAGTAAAAACATAATTGGGACCGGGAATAAAAATTGTATTGTCAATGGTATTCGCAGCAGCAGCATCAGATTGAGTAACAGTAGCAGCGTTTGCACGACCAAAGCCAAAAGTATGAAAACCAGTATATGTAGCAGAAGTGTAGATAATACGAAGAGTTCCAACAACATGAACCAATTGAGAAGAATCTTGATCGTTGGCAAGAAAAACACCAAGAGTTAAACGAGAAGAAGCTGCAAGATCAATATCGGTCGCAGAACCAGAATAAGTAACTTCATCAAAAGTAGATTTTACTGTTGAAGTGTAAGCATGAGCTTGAGTTGTAGCACTATCAACAGCATCACAAATAGTATTAGTAATTGTTTTACCTGTAGGAGCAGAATATATACAGGCTTTTTCAGAAAGAGATAATTTTGAGAGCATATATCACCTCATTAATGGATAATTAAGTTGAAGATATTGACGTACACAATTACGACAAAACGCACGATTAATATCGTTAAGACCCATGAAAGTACGCCCAAAGTGAGCCAGAGCAAAACGGTTGGCAAGTTCAGATTCACGATCCGTCATTTCCTAGTACCGGCATAAATTGAAGATTTAGGAGGCGGAACAGTACGCAAAGCATCGACCTCAATGTATCCGTTAGCATGCCAATGCTGTAAATTAAGATTTGTAAAGACGTCATCGTACATTTCAGGAGTAATATAAAGAGCCTCAGACGTAGAAGCAGGGGCAGCCGGAAGAAATGGGTGACCTGCAAGCGTTGAAAAATTAACATGAACGTTTGATGGCTGATAACGCCAAGCCTGACCAAAGGGAATACGATTTAAAGCGGTGCTAGAACCATCCTGAAAGAAATCAGCGGTAGTTACAGTGGAAGGTTCAGAATTCTGGATGATTTCAGGATCTCCGGCAAAATTAATGTAAGAAGGTTCTGCCCAAGTAGCACAAGTCTGTTGGTGGATCTCGGTTGCCCCAATGGCCGGGAAGCGAACGCTGC